CTTAACTAACTTATAAGACAATCCCTTATAAGACAATTTTCGATCCTTAACAGCAATAATAAGTTTTGCATCATTTGGGTCAACTCGTTCTAATAGTTCAACAAACATTGATTCTCTTCTGAGCATGGGAAGGTCGTGTGGACTTGGATCAACATAATAATCCAACTTTTTTACTTCAAAATGAAGTGAATTCGGAGTCGAATCGGCTACCTGTCCTGGCGTATATGGTGGTGCTCCTGCCGGAAGATGCCACTTGACATCTGGATGATAGTTCAATTGTAACAACGCCCTAGTTGCAAAATTATCTCTGTCTGCGAGAACTTGTCGTTTCTCTTCTCTTGTCTTAGCCTTACCAACCAATTCAAGGGTTTCTAAAATATTAAATTCTGCCATATCAAACTTCTCCTGTAAATTGTTTATCTGTCAATGCAACAGTTTTTTTAATTTTAGGAACATATTCTTGTGATGTTCCGAATCCTGTTTCATTCATTCCTTTTGTCCAAACTGCACTAATATCTGGATAGAATACCCCCACAGACCTCTTAGGAGTACCGTCAGGGTAATATGCCATAGTAACACATCTTGGAACCACTTTATGTTCTTCATCTTGGCCCGAAAACATTCCAATCCAATCACCAGTTTTCAAGTAATGTTCACAGTATCGAATGTATGCTTTACGAGATGCGGCTTGCGATTCTGCTTTTCTTTGTTCTTTTTCTCCAACATGTCTACCTCTTCCTTGTTTACCCAACGCAACAACCATTTCCTTATTGTGTTTAATCCATCCCTTAACACTCTTAAAAGAATAATTATCATCATCTGGAAGAGCGAGAACACGTTCATTCACATTTTTATATTCGGCTGGTTTCCTCTTCTTACGCATTTCTTTCATGCGTTCTCGAAGCGCCTCACGTTGTTCTTCTGTAATCTTACGAGTACGTTTCACCTTCATTGGTTTACGTTCAATTGTCACTTTCTTTTTTGCCATTATGATTTTTTCTCTTTAGTGTTTTCAATATTATTCTTGATTGTTTCTAACATCATTGTCCACTGTTTTGCAGTAGTATCAATGTCATAGTGCATATCATAATATTGTTTTTGAAATGCAAGACCAGCCTGAACTGGTGGTTCCCAAAAATTATTAATTGCATCTTTCAGCACATATGCAAACTTCCTTGCGTGTTCGGTCTTATCTTGAACAAATCCATACATCCATGCAAAATTTGCACACGTTTCTGGAAGGACTCCAAGATTTGGACATACCACAATACATCCTGCACTCATTGCTTCGATTGCAGATATACATCCTGTTTCTGGATAGACATTTGGATATGCAAGGATATGTGTTTGTTGTAATGCTGACCGAATTTCATCATTAGAAACTGTTCCATGATAATTCACATTTGGTGTTTCTTTACAAGCATTATAAAGAGGTTCCCATTCTTTGTCTTGTTCTTCCCAACCATATATCTTAAAACTTGAATATATGTCAAGTTCAACATTCTCCAACTTCAATGCTTTAAATGCACCAATCAATACATCTAATCCACGATGTGGTGTGGAAATATATGCAAGTCGAATCGGGCCGTCTTTTGGTTTGGTATGTACTGGAATTGGTTCTATTGCGTTTTTGAGAACAACACTCTTTTCATATTCAACATCAAGATCCATATTATATTTTTCAAGTGACCAATCAGAAGGAAATACAAATCGTACAAACTTGTCACGATAAGTTTTATCTTTTAAAAATTGTACTTCTGGATCTTTCGATGTGTCCTGAAACCAAAGGATTTTTGGTTTGTCTTCGTATTCACGAACCCTTGAAAGAATGACCTGAAAGTAGTTCCAGAGGTCATCAGGCACTCTCTCCTTGACTCTTTGATAAATCAACTCACTTCCACCCTTTGCATTCTTTGATTGTTCAACCACATCTCCGTCAGGTGGTGGTGGCGGAAGCCCTTGTTCTTTCCGTTTTCGGATTTCTTCTATTTTAGAGTCATCAAATTTCATCATACTCATGAAGATTCTCCAATCTTATCAAGGGCCTCTACTTTTTCAAGAGCCTCAAGAGATTCATTATTTTCTTCTGTAGGTGGTTCTGGTGTTTTCTTTCCAAAAAACTTTAGAACCGCCTGTAAGATTTTATCAAACATTTTTTATTTCCATTGTATTATTATAACAAATTATTTCCAAAGTGTCAAGTTCTTTTTTAAAAAAGTTTACCTTGCTCAACGCCATGTAACTTATATTGAAGTTTTCCATCATGATATACCTCAACATCATTACCATCTAATTGTTTAATTACTGCTTCATTATCCGCATCTATTTTACTAAATTTTAATATTTGACCATTTTTTGTTTCAACTAGATAAGGGTTTTGCTCGGTTCGCATAACTGTTCCTTTAAGTGAAATCCTGTCTTACAAATGTAAAATGAATCTACAATGTCAGATACAGGGTTAGAAATTTTAGTTGATTTTGGAGATAACTGACTCTTCAAATCAACGTGTGATTCTGACAAAAACGTTTCATACATTAACTCTTTATTGGCATTTCCTTTTCCTGTGGCGTGTTTTTTGATTACTGTGGGTGGGATCGTAACATATTTGAATCTAGCTTCTTTGAGTTGTTTTTTGAGTATTCCAGTATTCTCTCCAATATTAAAAACTCTACCTGTCGCTGCAAATGCATAATCTTCCAAGTAAACTTCATCTGCCCGGCCATCAAACCATCGAATACATTCAATAGTCCACGATGCAAGTTTACTAAACCGATCAATATCATCCGTATATTCTGGATAATCATATGCAAATATCTTACCTAATGATTTATGCGACTTGTTTTGTTTCAAAAAATGAAACTTACAATTTTCAAATTTTATCTCATTATCAACTATTTTTGCTACACATACTGCGGGCGATGTTAATGAATAATCAATTCCAGCGACAAATCTAATCTTCTTCAAAAAATTCGTCATAATATGGTTCCATTAATATTCCACAAAAAGCACAATGAAATGCGTGTTCTTCTTGTCTTATCTGTATATCATCTGCTTCGTACATCATAGTATATGTCGCATTACAATTATTACAATCTACATCCAATTCAACTTCCATGTCTCTCCGATTAAAGGTCTACAATTTCACACCCACCTTCTGCTGAACAGGCAAGTTCTTGTGATGCTATCGTATAATCTTGCTGTTCATAATTAGACAATGTTGACCAATCTACCTTCTTTGGTATTTTGACCAACAATTCATCATATTCTTTTTTTGTGCAATCTTGATACGGTGCCTGTCTATATGTATGTTCACTAAAAGGTAAGAATGAAATACCACTAATCGAATCGAAATTGTTCCACACCCATGCACCAACATCAAACCATTCAGACTCTTTAACAGAAACCGTAATAGATGGTTTATGTTCACACCAATGTTTTTGATATTTTGTCCATAGGTCTAATTGTTCAATCGCTGTCATGTCTTTCCGACAAACGGCTCCTTTGGGACTTTCCATTGGAAAAGAGAATATGGTTGTGTGGTCTGGTTTAGTAACATCTGGTTCGTTTGGAAATTTCGCCTCTTTCATCATTTTGCAAAGGGGGTCTTTATTGTCCGCTCTTACAGTTCTGATATAATGAGGATTATGCCTGGCATGAATACCAGAAGCACTATCAACAAGCTGACTAACAGTACCACTAGGTTTGACACAAGTGATTGCGGCTGCCCGTGAAATTCCAAGTTTGTCTGCCCATTCTTTGTTTGTTTCATATGCAACCTTTCTTAATTCTTCTAACAGGGGTTCTAGTCCCTTCTTTTTACCATTTGTTAATGGGTTGTCTAATATGCCGGTAAGCGAGACACCCAATAGTCTTTCTTCAGTACAGTTGTTTTCCCACTCTTTGGTAAGGTATCTAAAGTTGGTAAGAGTGGATTGGAATGTGCCAAGGATTGTTGCAGATCGGACTTTCTTTTTAAGAGATTCAACATCGTCATGTCTTCTGACAACGCATTCACTAAGGTTGCAGAACTCTCTGCTTCTAAGTATAATCTCGCTACAGGGGTTAGTTCCAAAATCATCTCTAGGTTCTCTTCGTTTAACATATCCTCCGTTACCATCCTTTTCCCTTTCATTTAATAATGCTACTTGATTTTTTGCTGACACACCATTGTATACACCACGTTCTCCTGACTTTGAATCATAGAGAGATAACCATTCTCGCATGTAAGTCCCTACATCGGGCCGTTCTTTATAATTAACTGAATTGTTTGCTAGTGCCCGTTGTACATTAAGTTTATACCATTCTCCGTGTTTTGCAAATCTCATTTCTCTGTCATTGAGATCTGAAAGACTAATAAGAGCACTTCTACGAACACCCCCCACCACAACTATTTCTGCAATTTTGCAAACAATATCATGACATTCGATGGGTTTAAGTTTTCTCCCTGCCGAATCTTGAAATATTCTTGATGCAAAATGAAACAAATCATCTAGTGGTTGTGGGCCAGAAGCCCTTCCACCAAATGTTTTCAATGGTTCTCCGGCTCCACGAACTTTTGAAAGATCCCATTTTGGAATCTGACCTGTCCATAAC